ACCTTCGTCTGTTTGTAAATATTGGGCAACAACCTCATATGGGTCATGACCAAATGGAACTGAAAGCATCTTCTTTTTGTTTGATGGTGTATTAAACCAAACCTCTTTGCCACTATTTCTGAATGTCAGTAACTTATTGTTAAAGAATACATGCACATTCGAATTGTGTCTAAGCATTGGGTCATTTAAAATATTAAGTAATCCTGAAGGGTCTCTCTTAGCAAACACCAACACATCACGTCTCAACTCTGCAGTTGTGATTTTTTGTGGGTCTTTACCAAATAAAACACGAGACACTGTCTCTAATTGGTCCACAGTTAACTCACGAGCTTGAATTAAAGCATCAACCTCAATATTTAACTTATCAACCTGAGCAGAAGCATCTTTCTCTTGGTTTACTTCAACAAATGATTTTCCGTTTAATGGATGATAATGCAAAAATTCTTGTAACACAGGATTTGATTTTGGAACAGCTAAGAAGCCACTCTCAAAAACAACCGGTTCAATAATTGCATTTCCATCTTGTTCGTCTTCAAAAGGACTCTTTTGATTGACAGCGTATCTTAACGCTCTATTGGTATTATTCTCTTCGTCAAACCACAATAATGGGTAACGCTTTGAATTTCTAATTGGCAATGTGTACGATAAAGGAGCTGCGTTCCTTAATAACTTGTACATCCTATCTGCAGGAGCTAGTTTTTTCATTTGATATAATATGATTAAATTTTATAAATAAAGGGATGTGTCATTAAAGACACACCCCTTTTAATTAATTAGTAATTGAACAACACGAAGTTGTTAGCACCTAATGTACAAACACATCTTTCTGACAAGAAGTTAACCTCCATTGCATCTAAATCGCTTGTAGCTGCACCACCGGCAGAACCTGTAATCCAAGTTTTGTAACGACGGTCTTCAGTCTCAGTTGCTCTGTAACGAACGTGTAAGAAAGGTCTCTTAGCATTTTTACCCATGATTTGGTCATACACTGATGTAGAACCTGCAGGTACTAATAAACCATTAACACGACCCGAACCTGCAACTGCAGGTAAACCACCACGCATTGTTGGGTCATTTAGGTATTTCCAATCAGTTTTGTAGAAATCGTAACCTCTACGGAAACCTGAGAATCCTAAATTTAACGCCATCTCTGCATCGTTATCGAATAAACCGAATGATGCTGCGTTTGATGAACCTGACGCACTGTAGCCATTTAATGTTGCTAACATATCGTCGATGTCGAATCCGAAATCACGATTTAAGAAGATAGCGTTCTCTTCGATTGCACCTTGCTTGTCTAAGCGAGAAACGATAGTATCGAAATCTGCTAAAGTAGTTGGATTACCACCTGACCATACGTTACCACGGTTATTTACAACATAGAAGATACCTTCCGACCCTTTGTCACCTGCTGATGTATAAGCTGTTTGAGTTTTAACACCCGAACCCGGTTCAGCCGGAACTGCTTCAATCATTGAGGTTTCTAAGTAATCTTCGAAACGTAAACGAGTTTCGTGCTCTGATTTCAAATACCATAAGTATCCGTTTGCACCATTCTCTGATGTAATCTCAACCCATCCGATTTGTGCCATATCAGAACCTGATACTGCATATTTATCTTTGATGATGATTGGAGAGTTATCGAAGAACTCGTCATTTGATTCTAAAGAACCTTCCATTCCGTAAGTTCCTTTTTTAAATTCAGAACCATAAATCCAAACTGTTAATACAGCTGTTCCTGCGAACACCTGACCACCTGCTTCGTAGTAAGCTACGTCAAAAGTACCTGCAGTTGTATCTACAGCTGTAACAATACCTTTGTTTGAACCTGTACCATCATTTGCAGAGATGAAAACTGTTTGTCCTTTACGGATTGCAATTCCACCTGAACCCGGTCCTGTACTTGGATTTAATGTATCACTTACAGTGATAGTTGCTGTATCAGCAGCAGCAGCAGCGTCTGAATCGCAATTAACATACTTTGTATGTAAACGACCTTGTTCTGCCCATTTAATCATGTCTGAATTAGACGGAAGCTCTGCTCCTACTTGACGAAGGAATGAAGCGATTGTACGATTACCGTAACGCTCAAATTCTTTTTCATAAGTATCAGGAAGATACTGACTCAAGAAATCGAAGTTAGTAATATAATTTGTCGACAAAGGCACTTGCTCTGCACTTGGCTGCAATGCGTATGTCGGTGTTGGTTGTAATTGATTTGCCATTTTTAAAATTCTTTAATTTTTCTTGTTACTTCTAATTTTTAGTGAACGACCCGAACTATCATCCTTTGCTTTTACTTGGAATCCTCCTTTACTCATTACTTCAGGTGCTTTACGCTCAGACATATTAATATTCTTTATCTTGCGTGTAACATCATCCGTTGCTGCTGCCAACCCCTGTTCGTAGAAGTATCTTGCCGCCTTTTCAGGATTCATCGCCATTGCTAGTGCCCTGTGGTAACCTGCTGCGTCTTTGATTAATCCATTCTCATCTAAGAACTTTGAAATAAAGTTCATTGGAGTTGATTGAATTTTCTTTAACTCAGTAGCATCACCGGGAGTAAAGACAAACTTTTTGTCGTCTATGTTAAACTCAAAACCTTTGAATTCTCCATTAAACACCTCATCGCTTTTCTTTTGAAACCAATCACGCTTGACTGATTCTTGTTCCTGTTGGGTTTTTGCTTGTTGTGTATATTGCTTGAAAGATTCATAAGTCTCTTTCTCTTCATCAGGAATACCTTTTACCACACTTGACTCAAGGGGTATTTTGTAGGTTTCTTGTTGTTGAGTGAAATACTTTTTAGCTTCCGCAACAATTTTTTTCTTTGCTAATTTTGTTTTCTTGATATCTGAAGCATCATCTAAGTCTTCGTCATAGCGATAATCGTCCATCAAGGTTTCAATATCTGACTCATCAAGACCTTCTTGTGTCTTTAATAAGTAAGTTTTTAGAAGAGAATCTTCATTCATTGAACTAAAGTCTTTCTTTAACTCAATAAAATCTTCGAAACCTCTTCCTGTTTCTTTTTTGTATTTAAAATAAGCAGCCACATCTTCCGGAAGTTCTTCAGCTTCTTTCCTTGCGTTGATTAAATCATCTAGTGAATCAATCTGCTTATTGTATCTTTTACCAATATATGAAAGAACGTCAGTCTCTTTAAAATCAATTTCTTTAGATTCATCACCTGCTCCTTTATCATCATCACCTGCTCCCTTATCATCATCACCTGCTCCTGCTACTTCTTCGTTTAACTTCTGTTCGTGCTTATCAAGCAATTCTTTTTCTCTTTCTTGAATGGATTTCGCTTCGAAACCTTCAACTACTCTTACTTGTAAATTCATTTGATTTGATTTTATTTGTTACAAATTTATATAAAATTTTTAATATTATTTATCGAGGCTCAAATTCAGCTAAATCTAATCCATCTAAACTGTCCTCATTTGACTCAAAATTCATAGGAGGTAAGTTGTTTTGTCTTTGGTTTATTAACTTAGACTGCTCTGTACTTTGTTGGCTAATACGCTTTGACTTAGCAGTTTCCTTTTCTGTCTCACGTTGGTTAAGTAACCCTTCTTTCATGCTATAAATCTGAGAATTATAATTAAACTCGTCAGCCATAAGCATTTGTTTGAGTTGAGCTTCTTTCTCAAGGAGTTGCATTTGAAATGCAACCTCTGCTTGTTTAATCTGCATTTTAGATTGAGTTTCTGACTGTATTGTTTGCATAGCAACTTGTGCTGATAACTCTTGAGACTTAATTTGTTGTTGAGAAATCATTGCTTGTTTCTGCATTTCCATCTTATCTTCTCGGTCCTGTTTCTTCATCCTCTTTAATTTAAGAAGTTGATTTGCAAGTTTAAGATTTCTAATTTCACGGATATCAATTGCATCTTCAAGATTAATATCACCTTTTGATAATGCCATTTGAATATTAGCTTCAAGTTGTGATTTTTCCTCTTCATCAGGAGAAATTTCAATGAAAATACCAAAATCATATATATATAAGTCACTAATGTCTCCTAATAGGGATACATTGTACTTACCGATTTTATTGCAGAAGTCATCTCTAAAGTCTGCGTATTCTAAAATATCTGCTATTCTATAGGTAAGTGCTTCAGCTATTGACCTATAAATAAATAAACTACCATCAAGAATATGACGTGTAGCTGTATTTGAATTTAACGCTGCCAACTTCTGTAAACCAACCAATGAGTTAGGGTCAGGACTTGAACCATCTCTAGCCTCATTCAATCCTGTTACAGAGCGAATCATATCCATGTAATGATTATAGTTAGTAATAAGCATTTGAGTCTTACTAGCTCCTGAGTTTGATGTTAATTGAGTAATAGGCACTCTTGCGTTATTAAATTCACCATCTTGGGTATAACTTCTACCAATAACACTACCTG